AACGAACCCATAGTAATCACCGATTAGATCACTGTCAAAAATTTTATCATCATAAGTCCAAGGATTTTCATACTGACTCATACTTTTCTATAATAGCAACTAAAGTATCTAGCGGAATCCACGCAGGGTCTTCGGTTCCTATCTGCACCTCTACTTCAGTAAACTCTTTCTGATAGAATTTACTATAAGATTGACGAGTATTTTTAACAACATTAAATGGATTTGTCAATGTCTTCATCATTATTAAGTTTATTTATATCTTGATCGTAACTATCGGCAGCATCTTTGATAGCATCCTTAAACAATTCAATATCATCTCTAGGATTTAATCTATCCAGAAAGTCGTTATCTGGTGTAAAAATAACAGGACCTTCTTTGATTCTTTCCTTCAGTTCGTCAAGTAGATCTTTATCATCCATAGTATCATGCGTTATAGTTTGAAACCACTAAATGTGTCCTTTTTCACATCTTGTTTGATTCCTCCCACTATATATGACTCAACTTCAGTCTCTTGTGGTGCCACTTGTAATCCTTTTGATGAGATCCAGTGCTGTGTCCAAGGTAATGGATTATTTCTTGCTGGAATATCGTAAACAGGTTTCAATCCAATTGACTTCATTCTCTTATTCGCAATCCATTCAACATACTGATGAAGTAATTTATCATTCAAACCAATCATACTACCATCTTTGAATAGATACTCTGCCCATACCTTTTCTTCATTCACACAACGATCAAACATCTGATATGTCCATTGCTCTTCTTCTTTTACAATCTCCTTCATCTCAGGATCATCACCCTTTCTCCAGTTGTTGATGATGTTTTGTGTTATTGCCAGATGCTGATTCTCATCTCTTGCAATAAGCGATATGATTTTCGCAGATCCTTCCATGAGTTTAAGCTCACCAAAAGCAAAACTACAAGCGAAAGATACATAAAAGCGGATACCTTCCAAAATGTTGACATTAGCGACTGCCCTGTATAAGTGTCTTTTTAAATCTTTACGTGTCCAGACTGATGAAGGTGATGCCTTCCAATCATCTCTCCACATGTTTCCTTGACCCCATTCCTGTGCATAGTTAATGAATGTGTCATATGATTCTGTCACACTCGCAGCACGTTCTAGGATACGATCATCAGATAATATTTTATTAAACACTTCTGATGGATCTGGATATACATTCTTAATCACATAAGTGTAAGAACGTGAGTGAATCATCTCCATGAATGACCACACTTCCATACATGCCTCTAACTCAGGTAGAGAACAATATGGTAAGAATGCCATACCTGGTGCACGACCCTGCACAGAGTCAAGCATAATCTGATACTTAAGATTCGAAGTATAAATGTGCTTTTGCTCTGGACGTAATGATTGATAGTCACCACGATCCTTCTGTAGAGATACCTCTTCTGGTCTCCAGAAATACCCTAACTGTTGTTTAGTTAGGTTTTCAAATTGATTATATTTGAAATTATCATATCTCTGAACACCTAAAGGTTTACCAAAAAACATGGGTTGTTTCTTAGTATCTACCTCTTCAGTATTGAATACTGTCATACCTTTAATTTTTGGCATAGTACTCCTATCTGTTGATGAGATTTTAAATTTTGCAGGATTCACACTCTTCCTCCGATGTGTCTAAAATTTCGGACACCAAACAATTTAACGAAGCGGATTCTTCCTCTACTTCATCTGTTTTAATGTCATATGTGTTTTGATAATAACTCGTCTTCCAACCATACTTATATGTAGTCAACCAATC